GATTAACCTAACAATAAATACGTGGCACTCTATTCGTATTTACAGTTTAAATGGGGCACTTCATATAGACAATTATACACATCAATTCACCGCTAATCTACCAGTAGGTACTATTAGTACGGTGCCCCGTAGGTTAAGTATAGGATCTAGTCTATATAATGAGCAAAATATTAGTATAATATCTTATTGTCTTAAGAATTTTAAATTACAGGATAAATTATGATCCGTACATTCTTACAGGATTTAAGTATTCCTGTAGCCATATCTCTGACTGTCGCAGTTGGAGGTATGACAGTAACTAACGCACGTGATGTAGCCGTACTACAAACGGAATCTAAGAATATGTTAGAGTTACAAAGGGAAATGGCCTACGAGTTAAAAGAGATTAACCACGTAGTATATCGTATCGATGCTAAATTAGAGGTAACAAATGAGTAGAGGATCAGAAACCGATATAGGTCGGATGCATGGGCTACTAACTAGATATTATAATAAGCGCCTAGAATCTGAGTTAGAGGATGACGGGGATGAACTTGCAATAGGTATATCTCCTGCGGAGCTGACCGCAATGAACAACTTCATTAAACAGAACGGTGTAACTTGTGTCGCTGAAGAAGATACAGGTATGAGCGAACTTAAAGAGCGTCTTGCTAATAAGCGTAAACAAGGTAAGGCTAAGCTAAGCTCAGTTAAATCAATAACAGGATAATATTATGGCAGGTAAAGAAAGTGCTGATTTAGCACTCCAAAGATGGGAAGAGTTAGAAGCATTACAGGAACACTATGTAGAGTTCAGTGACTTTCTTTATGATGGTATAGTAGAACTGATGGGCTTTAACTGTACAACTTTACAGTTAGACATCGCAGATTTCATGCAGCATCACCCTAATCCTTATAAACAGGTACAGGCACAACGTAGTCAGGCTAAAACAACCATTGCAGCCTTCTTTGCTGTATGGCGAATGATTCACGATCCATCCTTTCGTGTTCTTATCTTCTCTGCTGCATCTGGTATGTCCAGTGAGATAAGCGGGTGGATCGTCCAGATTATCATGGGCTGGGATATTCTTGAATGTATGCGTCCTGATCGCCAAGCTGGTGATAGAGCTAGTACAGAGAACTTTGATATCCATCATTCTTTGAAAGGCCCAGAGAAGTCTCCCTCTGTAGCATGTCTTGGTATCGAATCAAGTATGCAGGGTAGACGTGCTGACTTAGTTATCGCTGATGACGTTGAGTCTGCTAAGAACTCACGGACACAGGTACAGCGGGACAAATTACTAGGATTCACACGTGACTTTAGCTCTATCTGCCAACACGGTGAAATTTTATACTTAGGTACGCCTCAGTCTGGTGACAGTATTTATAACACCTTACCGGGTAGATCATATACTGTACGCGTGTGGCCGGGCAGATACCCTACGCCTGAAGAATTACCGGGCTACGGTGACTCTCTTGCCCCAATGATACGTGACGCTATATTAGCTGATCCAAGCCTACAGACAGGTGGTGGCCCATCTCATGACAGAGGTAAGCCTACTGATCCTGAGCTACTTGGTGAAGAGGCATTAGTATCTAAAGAAATCGATCAGGGTTCAGCTTACTTTCAACTACAGCACATGCTATGTACAGAGTTAAGTGACAGCCTACGTTTCCCTCTTAAGATAAAGAACTGTTTATTATTCCCTCTGGATCAGGAGAACGCTCCGGGTAAACTTATCTGGCAACCTATTCCAGAGAATAACGTCGGTAGGGCACCGCAGAGTCCCGTTAACGAAGACTTCTACAGAGCCGCACTAGGGTCGCCTGAGTTGTTTAAATACACTCACAAGATCATGTACGTCGATCCTGCGGGTGGTGGTCAGGGTATCAGTAACGGTACACTAGATGAAACTGCTTACTGCGTACTCTATTACTGTAATGGTTATATCTTCGTTATGGATATTGGTGCACTACCGGGTGGTTACGATGAAGCTGTATTCGCTGAGTTAAGTGCTATATACAATAGATGGGGAGTTAAGCAAGCATACGTAGAGAGAAACTATGGTGCTGGTGCACTGGCTGCTATGTGGAAACAAACAGACCCTTCAGTGGCTGTCGAGGATGACCATGTAACAGGGCAGAAAGAGTTAAGGATATGTGACACCTTAGAACCTTTAATGGCTAAGCATAGGATCATATTCAATGATAACCTACCTGAGTTAGATGTTAAGTTATCTCAGAAGTACCCTACAGAGAAACGCTCTGTTTATCAGATGTTCTTTCAGATGCAGAAGATCACACGTGACCGTGATGCATTGATACATGATGATAGACTGGATGCACTCGCTGGTGGTGCTAAAGTACTAATGGACTTGATGTCAGTTAGCGAGCAAGTAGCTATAGCTAAAGTACAAGTAGAGAGATTCAATCAAATGATGTCTGATCCACTTGGCAACGGCAGACCTACTAATACATTTAATAATAGATCAACAAATAAAACAATGACCTCAGTAATGCAGAGGTATAGGAAATAATATGCAACTTACAGATTTACCTAGAGATAACTACGGAACACTTAATAAAGTTCGTTCTTCATTAGTACAGTTAACGAACTCTGCTAGACACAATACAAGAATCCGTACTATCCTGTATGATACACTGAGTACTATTATTACTGAACTCGATAGGCAGTCCACAGAGGGCGCTCAGGAGGATGCTGAAGTAGAGGCGGTCATTGCTACCGTTGAAGCTGAAATCACTCCTGTACCTGATCCTATTAAGCCTAAGGCTAAGCGAAAGGCTACAGCTAAAGTTAATAAGGAAGATATTAAGAATGAAGATGCTTAAGACTCTTGTACTGCTCCTTGCGATTCTATTCGCAGGGTGTGGTAGTAAGCAGACACAAGACACTACTCAAACAGTACATGCACAGGAAGCCACCTTAGAAGCTTCTCAAGAGGCTGTACAGGCAAGTGGTGCAAACGTAAGGGAGAACACTGGAACGGTGCACACAGAGAACGTGACGGGCATTAGTCCATACTGGTTCGTAGTTGGTGCATTAGCTTTCGGTATCATTCTCCCTAGACCTAAATTTATTAAACTACTCTTTTAAGGAATTATTATGACATTACTACGCAGTGACTTCTCAGCAACCTTTATCCCTACAGCAGCAGATATTCGTCCTGAGTTGATCCAGTTAAATAAACTATGCAGACGTAGTTCAGTAGAAGTAGCTAAGCAGGTAGAGGAATACGTAGAAGCCATCTGGGACATTCTTGATGCTACTGAGACCAGTACAGCACCTGATGCTACAGTAGCCGCTACAGCGTCCCTGAAGCAGCTCTACAGTGACTTCGTTGATTTCACACGTGCTGAACGTATTAAGATCAATCGTGCTATTGCTATTGGTGCAGTAGATGTGACTGATGCTATTGCTATTCAACTAAAGGACTTCCTAGTACACAGAGGCTGGACATTCGCATAAGGAATATATTTGAGACAGAATGTAAACTGAAATGTAAACTGAAATGTTTTAACGGATTAGAAATCTGTGGAGGTAAATCGACACATCGACCTCCCCAGTTTCCCCCATGCCGCCTCTCGTGTGCAAATAAAAAGGAACCTCTGAACTCCTCAAAAGCTGCAAGGTATAGCCTATATAAATAGCGTATAAGTAGCGTATAAATAGCAGATAAAGTGGTACTATTAATGGCGTGTGTGTGTGTGTGGGTATCTATCTTCTGTATTCTTCCTGTATTCTCTCGTTTCCACTGTAATAACTACTGTATAAACTACTGTATAAACTACATGATTCTAATTGTTACACTATAGGAGAACTAACAAAGCACCTTGATTGTCATATCTATATTAAAAAGAGCGTGACAGTACAGGGACTAGATAAGAGTAATAACATATCTATACCTTATCTATAAAATATCTAGATACTAACTGTATAACTAACTAACTAACTACATATAGAGTACTAGACAGTAAACAAGACAGGTAACAGACAAGACAATTACAAGACAGTAAACAATAGATACATAACTAGATACATATAGGTAATAAGACAATAGATAACATAAGAGTATACAATCAATAACAGTACTGGATACCTATACAGTATTAATACTGATTGATATTAATTGAGAATTAAATGAAAAAATAATTGATAAATTACTTGCATATAAAATTAATATCTGTATAGTGTGAACCATACCAACGAGGCAACGAACAAGAGTTGTTGAATTGGTTAGAATTTATCTAGTATAAGAGTTCGTCGCCTTGCAAGCAGACAGTGTAGAAATATACAGTAGTACGAAATAAATTTGACAAGGTTATAAAGATGAGCAGAGAAACATCGGGTCAGGGCCCGATCGTGACTGGGAAAC